ATGTACAGGGGGGGTACCAATCGCGAGACCCCCCCTACCCTTTACGCATTCTCTACGATAGGGAAGGAGGTAGTCTTTGAGCGATCGGCAAAAGTTTTTCTTTTAACTCCAACATAAATTCCTAAAACATTTAGTTTTAAGATCTCATGTATTGCTAGATTAATAGCGAGGGCTTCCTCAATTTCACTTAACTCACGAGAACTTAAAACGATTCTTGCTAAGTAAGCACAAGTGTTGTAACCTTGACGGACGTCAAAAGCAAACCATTGTTCCCATTGTATAAAAGGATTAAAAGGATTGTCAAGAGTTGTTAACATTAATTCATCTTCAACAATCTCTTTAAGTTCCTTTGGTCTATTAGTATTGTCATTAGTATCCATAACTTTTTATCCTTCACTTTCAAGGGCACTGGTTATTGTACTGACAGCTACTCCTAGGGCATCAGCTATCTCTGATGGCGTATAGCCTGATGCTTTCATGGTGCGTGCTCTTGTCATCTTGGTGGGGGTCATAACTGTTGCTGTGCGGGGCATTGCCCGGGTCTTAAGCTTAGTGGTATCCGTGTTGAGTAGTACCTGCCGTAGCTTAGAGGGGGAGATGGCGCCGGCCTGAATTGCTAACCACTCCCGGTCTGTTATCGGAATGTCCTGCTTCTTGGCTCCGTATCTAGTACGGGCTTCTTCTATAGCTTGGGTCTTAACTTTTTTTAACTCCGCCTCCTCCATATGGGGGTTGTCTTTCTTCTTGGCGGTGATCCAATTGTTCGCCATAAGCTGAGCCTTTCTTTCCAAGGGTTTGTTTCTAAAAGCTAGGGCTAACTTGTTCGTAAGACTATGATACTCTGGATCAAAGGTGTCTCTTGCTGATCGTGAATAGGGAATGTCTCCTGTTCTTTCTATAGCACGTCTAGCCTTATTAGCCTGGGCCTTTAGTTTGTTTGCATGAGCTGCATAGAGAGCTTCCATAGGAGTACCTGAAGATAGCTCATAGGCATCATCGGTTACTTTCATGCGCTTCGTTTTGGTCTTAAGCTTAATCACCTTTCCCTTCTCAGTGACATACGTTGCGCCCGTTTCTCTATACAATTTCTCTCCTGTATCAGGATCAACATAGAAGCGTTTCTTTCTACCAGTCTTAGGGTCTACTCTGTAAACTCCTTGTTTTCTTTCATCTATCCGTGCTTCAGCACCGGCCCTAGAAATTAGAGTAGCTGCGCCTGCTGTTGTCTTGCCTTGATACTTTTCTTTTAGCTTACCTATGCCGTTATCTATGGCCGATTGTTTGTAATTCAATCCTTTTTCTGCATCGATAACAACCATTGAGTGACGAACAGCACGGGCTATCTCAGTAGGAGAAGCCCCTTTAATCGTCATGTCAGTAATAAGATTTGATACTTTACCCATCTCCATTTGCTTTACTTTGGGGGTAATAGTTTTCATACCCTCATACCCTGGATAAGAAGATTCAGGATCAAAGTCTTTTAATCCAGCCAGAGGTTTAGAGGTTTTAATTACACGTTGTTTATTAGATATGACAATGACTGTATCTCCATCAAAGTCAGCACCTGACATTAGATTAGCTACTTTAGGATTAATCCCAACAGCATCTTTAGCCACACCAATTAAACCCTTAGCTTCTGCATTTCGATTATTCACAATAAGCGTGGGGACCTCAAATGTACCCCCATGGGGGTGTCTAATAAGAACTACTGGTTCTCCATTTCTAAAATTAGGAGCATAAACTTCTGTCTCTTTAATAGAATTAAATGGCAATAACACTTGAGATTCTTGTCTTGGTAAAGCAGCAGCTTTAAGATGCACAGAGGCAGCATCTGCTCCATCAGCATAAGCTTGCAATAAAGCTTTCTTTACAGTAGGGTTTGTTAGAGACATAATCTCATTAAACTCTTCTTCACTGAGCTTTATTGCCATATTTAATTGCTGCTTGGCAAGCGCTGACGTTTGTTTCGATAAGATTTGAGAAGACAAAGTCTTAGTCCACTTACTCCATGATCCTTCTTCACCAGCACCAGGTACAGAACCCACAATGTTTAATGCTGATAATTGTTTTTTACCATTAGCATCTATATAATGTTTCTGCCGTAACGTAGTGCCAAACGGATTATCTGGATCATCCTTCATAAGTTTATAAATTTCTGTAGTAGGTGTTCCTTTTGGTTTATTTGTGTTATAAACAACATCATAACCAACAGGCATCTCTTTGGAATACATAGCCATGCCTTTCATGTAGTATTTACCATCAACACCAACACGAACTTGGGCATAACTTGCAGTTCCTAAATCAAGCTCTTCAACACCTTGACGAAGCTGAAGTACACCATCTTTATTTGAGCCGCCTTCATCACCATAACGAATCATTATTCTATCGCCGCTTATACTGCGAACAGGCTCAAGGCCTAAGAAAGATCGGCCCAAATCTTCAGAATAATCATCAACCATAGAGATCTGATCTCGATTCTGTTTGACCTCTGCCCAAGTAGCTTCCGGATGGGCTAGCACTTTCAAAGTCGTATAGTTTCCGGTTGTAACTTGTTTTTCTTGTAACCCAAATAGTTTATAGCCCTTTTCTTTCAACATGGCTATTGCCGTTCTTAACTTTGTTGGTGCTATACCTAAATGCTGTTCTACACCAATTCCAACATCAATGTATTTTTTATTGTCAACGGCGTCTTTTAGTACTGCGGCTATGGTCGCTGCAGTTGCAGCCTTTTCTTTCAAAGCAGGGTCTAATAGAGAACGAATAGAAGACTCATTGCGCCCCATTCGTTCTCCAATAGCCACATTAGAATAACCTTTCTCTTTAAGACGATAGGCCATAGCGTAATCTGCCGCCCGTTTTTCTGCCTTCGCAATGGAGCGCATATCACGTAGTTCTCTACTGTTTATTCCCATACCAACAGCAATTTCCATATCTGATAGGCCTTCAGTCTTTAAACTGGTATAATCACCTAGAAAATCGCCAGTTCTTTGATATGCATCTCCCCCAGAGCCCCAAGGATATCTTCCGGAGTGACGTTTCGTACCATAATGCCTGATTACTTTTGCCATGGATTATGCTCCTCCGATTTGAATTCCTCGATCTTCTTGTCGAAGTATATGATTTTTTCCATAATGCGCCGAATGTCGACATGCGCCGGTTCGTGCAATATGATCTTAGTGGATTGATAGATTCGCAATTCAATATCTATGTTCTTTGGTAATTGATCGTATTCTAAACAAAATAAGGCTGAGTAAACTTCGAGCTGTTCCATTGATACACGGGACAACCCTGTTTTTAAATCATGAACTCTTAGCAAATTACTTCTAAAACTAATTGCATCACAAGTTCCGAACGCATTATATGAATAAAATAGTATTTGTTCTGGCGCCATTCGATAACCAATAGCATCATTAACAAACTGATTTACCGGACTTTTAGTTTTTGGAAGCTTGATTCCTAATAAAATTGCTTGACTAGCAAAATCATGAAGGGCTGTTCCACGATATTGAGCTTGCGATTTCGCATAAGCGTCCCGAAGCTTTTCCTCATCATAGTTTAACCAATGATAGTTGGAGGCCGATAGAAACGCATGCCGATCAGTTAGCTCGTAATGCGGATTAAATTTCATCTACGCACCGCACTCCGCCTTGCAGCAGCATCCAATTCATCAAGAATCCTGTCTGTATTTGACGGATATATAAACCTTGAAAAGGAAAGCTCATCCAGCGTATCAACCCAGAATTCTTGGTTCGGTCGATAAGCTGAAAATTGAGTCCGTTTAACTTCCAAAGCGGCCCAGAAATTATTTTGCAAAAATAATAAATCGGGAAAACCTTGAATGTATGACGAATCGGTCTTTAACACGACTGCTCCGGGAAACTGCTCTTCAAGTTCCCTAATTATAGAAGCTTGTGTTGTGCTTTCTGAAGCCATGTGAACTCCTTACGGACAAAAAAGAAGAGTACTTTTCTCACTCTCCTTCTATAATAGTCTTTGTTTTTAACGCGAGAAAAAGAAATACCTCTATGTTACTAGAGGCAGTTCAATTGTGTGAGCTTCAATAATCTCCTTGATGATTTCGTCATTGGTTAAAGTTCTTTGCATAACATAGTCTATTACTGTCTGCATCGTAGGACCATCATTCTTTACATTGAAATTTCTTTCTTTGTGCAGTCTTTTGATTACTACGGTGGAGCGATATAACGTACCTATCATGTGTATGGACTTAAACATTGTGTTCAATCCTTTCAAGATTTTAGTTTATTGGCTTCTCATAATAGGCTATGTAACTCTCGCGAATTTCATGTCCGATTCGTTAAAATTTTTCTTGTGCATGATTGCTTTTCTTATTGCTTGATCTATCCATGACGGAGACGCAATTCTGTAGTAATACAGATTCGCAAAGGGCGTATTCATTCTATCTATACGACCCGCTGCTTGTGTCATTATTCTATATGAATAGTTTAGCGAATAGAAGACGATGACGTTTGTCTCAATGCAATTCCAACCTTCACTTCCAGATAAGTATTGAACTAGGTAAGCCCAGTTCTCTCCTTCCGGTAAAGGCTCATGTTTGTGACCATTCCACTCTGCCACCTCTACACCTGAAATTTCTTTAAGCGTACGCAAAATCTCTAACTCATAGTTAAAGTTATAAAAGATTATTATTTTTCTGTGTTTTTCTAATAACTCTTTTATAATGTTAAGTCGTGTCGGATCACTGTTAACAACCTTGCGTACTGCAACGAATAACTCACTGATTTGTTTTATTGGTTTGTCTGTGAACGGGTTCCATCTTTTTTGTGTAACAAGTTTTAACTTGTCTTTATCATAGTTGGCCCATAAAGTTTTATAGATACTCTTTGTTTTTTTTTCATACTTCATCATCACGATAACTTCTTGCTTAAGTCTATTCAAACGACTCTCTTCAAGAAATCTCTCAACTTTAGGAAACCTAACAAACGAATTATATACAACATGACGTCGTATAAACTGAGTTCTGTTTTTATAAAAGTTATTAGCCACGAATACGGGAATATAATCCATCCACGTATCACCTGGCGTAGCACTCAACAAAATCCAATTGTTTTTCTTTGTAACTTTGATAAACGATTTAACCCATGCTCCAGAACCTACAACTCGCTGCTCGTCAAATATAAAGAATGCGTTGTCAACATCGACATACTTCTTGATATTGTTCCAAGAGTCAACTTTGACCTGGACGCCATTTATACTTGAATCTCTATCGGTAGCTAATGCAAACTTAGCACACTCGCGTTCCCAGTCAAGAGTGTCTCGTTTTTTTGCAGTAGTGATGATATATAGATCTTTTAACGGATTACCATGGCACTCTACAACATAGTAATAGTATACCGAAGTGATAGACTTACCAGAACCGACCCCACCACAAAGGATGGAGCCGGTTTTTAGCTGGTTTACAGCGTCAAGCTGATATGGGAATAGCTTACTCTTCCCAAGTGTCCGATTCATCACCGTCTTGCCCACTAACAGGAACGTCTCGGTATTTCTTAGCGAGTTCATCCTCCACAATGGTTACATACATGGTTTTAAGATAGGCTTTTACACCTGTCTTATTATTCAGCTCCCAGTTGTAAGGACGGATAATTAAGTCCACTGTTTCGAACTCCGCCCAATCGAGAATGTTGACCGTGTCTTCGTCCAGGAACTGTCGACCAGTTCCAGTAATGAGAGTGATCTTTGGGGGGTAACGTAAGTACTTCACCTCTACAGGCAAATATGCTTGGCGCTCTTCGTCCGGATCGCGAGGTTCCAAAAACTTCACATTCCACCCATCATCAACCAAAGTTTTTGCTAATTCTGCTTCCAGAAATATACAGAAATTTCGGCTGCCAGCTCGGTTAAACTGGCTTTCTTTGCCTGTGAAATTGCGAAATCCAATTCGCGCATTCTCCACCGTTATGTTACTATTTACTTCGGGTGGTGCTTCTTCTTTTTTTTTACGTACCATTTGAAACTCCTTTCAATTGACTAACTCGTCGAATTCACAGAATTCGGATAAATGAGCGACCGCTTTATCAACTAGGTATCGGAAATAATCTAAATTGATATCATCTTCTTTACCTGTTTCTTGAACGGCCTGTGCTTCCAACCAACGCCAACCTTTTGTTCCTGTGGCGGCATAGTACTTCCCTTCTTTTTCTCGCATAAGGGACCCGCCGCCAAAGCCTGGTTTGATCGGTACAAAGCTACCAGCTTTACCAACAAACTGATAGTTGTGTTCATCTTCTTCTAGTTCTTCGTTCATGTCTAAATATAAAGCTGTGGTGACTGCTTTTGCTTCACACATGTCCCAAAAGTCTATAGGTTCGTGACTGAACAAAGTTTTGAAAATATACGGATGCTGAAACTCTGCACCCGTAGCGGCCCAATGACCATCTTCAGCATCACGCGCAACATACACCGCGTCATTAACTAAGCAGAAAGTATCATACGTCGCCTCATGCTCAAACGTATAGCCGTATTCTTTACCAAAATTCTTAACGAAATTAATCGCTTTCTTTGTAGCTTTTGGCAGTTTTACGCTATCGGTTTTAATATGAGCGACCGTAATACCCTCTTCTTTTAGTGCATGCTTTAAATCTATCATAAAAAGACTACCTCGTTTCGCAACAATGTTATCTTTATTTCTCAAATCTTTGAACTTATTCGCAAACTTTGCCGAAGTTAATCCATAGACGATGTTGATAATGATCTTTAATGCATATGCCAAAGCGTCGGCATCATCTGTAGAACCAAGATGTTTATCAAGAGTACCGCCCAATAAGCCCCTAGCTTTCTTATAATCTTTGTGTTTGATTGCCAAACGCGCAGATATAATCTCGCTATAGTTCTTTGTATAAGGACCGAATAGGTCGAGAAGCTCGATACTAGTAGGATGCATGGACGCAATGTCCAATAACGCCACATCCCGATAGAATCCTGGTTCCGCATAAACATAGCCGCCTTCTTTCGGGTCTTCATCTCGATATAAACTCTTTCCAGCATCAAATGTATACCCGGGAAACATTTCACTAAGGTCAGTATAAATGAAACTATTCTGTGGCCTTGGGTCGTTACCAAATATAATCTTTGATGTTTGCGACAACGTACTGTCATTAACAGATAAACCACTTAGATCTGCAAGGATTTGTCTAGCGACAAAGTCCTGTGCTCGAGAATTAAACACTTTCTCTGTGGCTTTAACATCGTTATCACAATACTCAATCGCTTGGGGCCAATGCTCTTCTGCCAGCGGTTCATCCCACGGAAATGGGAGTTCTTGGTGATGGATTCCAAGTTCTATCTGAAACTTTTTTAAGCTTTGTTTCTTAGAACTGAAATCATACACGTCGGCATAAGAAATGTTATAAGCCTCACCAAACAAGTCTCGTCTTCCACCTCCGATTATTTTCTTGCTAAGTTCATAGATCTGCTGATTATCATACCCGATGTATCTTGCATACAGTATATGATTATCATACCGGCGATTATTAAACCCGACAAGCCTGAGCTTCATCAAGTCTTCAATTTCTTGACCGGTGGGATTAATCATGTGAATACATTCGTTTTCTTCACTCTCTGTATCTTGATACTTCCAGTTCACAAGAAAGAGGTTCGGATATACTTCAACATCGAAGAACGCTAACCGTTCATCTTCATAGGTTGTAACACTCGAGCTCGCCTCTTCCGAAGCAAACTGCATGGTACTAACCAATTTAACTGCATATTGGGATTGATTTGTACTGTTAACCGCAAAGGCAAGAATTGCAGGGCGCATATCACGAACGTCGTACGGTGTGTCCGATTCGTATGCATCTTGAAGTATCTTATAGATGAAGTCGATGCTTGGCTTAGTGCCAGGATGAATCTCCTTCTTAAGATTTCTTGTTATCAAATCACGAAGACCCTTCTCACTTTTAACTGTTTCAAAGTTTATCATTTTTTTCTTCTTTAGCGGTATACCAGTGGATATATGTGCAACTGGATTGCTATTACATTTACTTACCTTTCGGCGTAAAGCCGAATCTCCGACAAATACTTTTACTTCTATCCCTTCGTCGTATACACGACTTAACCTGGCAGGATCTTCACCGGTGTAAATATAGTGGAGATGTATGCCTTGTTGGGACTTACTAAACTCTGCATAAGTCGGGGGCCATTTCGTCGCAGCTTCTAGATTTAATTCAGGCGACTTGTTTCCATCATCGTCACGAATATCAAAGTCTATTACTATATGATTCAGCGGAAGCTGAACATAATGTAACTTGTTTGTCTTTAGACTTGATACTTTTGTTTTCACTTTATCCCACTTCTTCTGTGGGGTTTCATAAGTAGCAGATGCATATTGCGCTGGACAAGCAGCAATAACCTCGTCAAGCAAAGACGTAGTTTCTTCAAGAGCTAACCATCCCGGAGGAGGCGTTTTAAACTCTTGTCTTTTATCTTTAAACTTTCCCTGAATTAATTCAGAGTAATAGTTACGACGCTGCTTACCATCTACCCACGCTCTATCTTCAAAGTTTTCAAAATAGTTTTTTAATTCGTCACGAAATTTGTACTTTGGTATTTTGTAATCAATTAAGGACTCTTCACAGAACTCTTTATACATTGTCCATGCTTGAGCTAGAGTTACTCCGCCTTCTTGGACAAAATCATAATAATGTGTTTCAACAAAGTTGAAAAAGACGTCCGTTTCAAATATCATTCCTAATGGACGATAGGTAGAATAGTAATTCTTTCCTAGTTTTCTGTACACATCTAAACACTGTTGCGCTATTGCGCCAAGTTCAAAGTCCATCCTTGATACTAAGCTGTAGTACTGATTAACAGGCACCGTATCGCCGCTCGGTTGTACATCAATCAATCTGCGAATGATGCCTGACTTTGCGTCGGTAATCTTGACGGGCTTGTTGGTGGCCATAAACAGAAAAGCATTTGCACGAGCCATATAGCTCGGTTTATACTTTTCGTTCATGGTCATTTCATCGTGAGAAATAAGAGTGTTCAACTTCGTATTATCTTTGATGTTGGATAGATCACCATCATGCTGTAATGCTACTAATGGGTTATTTCGAAACACTTCAGTGGAAAAGGCGTTCGACGTGGACACTAGGGCTTTCGCTTCGAATGTCGTATAATATCCAGGAAAGAGTTTTTGTACTAGATTTAAGAACGTAGACTTACCCGTACCGCCCTCTCCATAAAGTACAATAAACTTCTGAATATCTTTTGCTTCACCCGCAACGATCGCGCCTAGTGCCCATTCCAACTTTTCCTGCTCGTCGGCATCAAACAACGTGTCCATCAACTTGGTGTAAGCGTCAGTCTTTCCTTTTTCCAGGGTATAGGGAAGTCGTCTACTGACATAGTCCCGTTTTTTAACTTTGGTGTTTTGGAAAGTTAGATGCTTGTCAAGTTGTTTTGCGTTGTCAGATATGTTATTCATGTATGTCCTAAAGTTCTTCCACGCATTTGTGGAGAAGTCGGACATAAACTTTACCCGTATTATTCGTTCACCTTTTCCTGCTAGTTTGTTTCTGTGTTCTAACAGATCATTATCGATAAGTCGTTGTACATCGTATTCATCTGTAGACCACAAACCTTTCTCCGCATCCCATATGGAGTAGAAACCTTTTCCACGAACCATAAGGTCGTTGGATCTCATGACTTTAAAATCTGGAAATAATTCGATAACGCCATCTCTAGTAGTGCGCTCTTTTATTTGATAAAAATCCATTAAAACTCCTTTCAAATCGCGATTCTTGCTAACAGACGTTTTGACGGTCTTTCTTGCATTTTCCCAAACTCTCTATTATTTATACTTTTTTAAAAGTTTATAGGAAGAAATGTGTCACAACCGTCACAAAACACCCTTTAATCGCTCTAAGCGCCCTTCTCGTGCCAGCAAACCACAGACACCTTTTTGTCAAGAGTGACAAAATGTGACACTTTACTGACACAACGTTAGTGTTTCCACCCTTTTACGCGTATTCGATTGATTTGGTTCGATTTTGCCGCCATTCGTGCACGAACTTTGTTACGTTTTTTGTTATGATTTTTAGACCCCGCATGTCTTGATTTTCGGGGTTCTTCTACGCGTTTGAACGCATTACCCAGGCCCGTTATTGCGGTCCTGGCTCGATCGAGATGCTTTCGCAATCCGGCAATATCTTTAAGCAGTGGTTGTTTTTTTTGGTCGCTACTCATCGAGTAACTCCCAGCCTGCGCTGTACGTGCAACAGATTGCGCCGTAGGTAATTAGGAAAGTTGTAGCGAACACGATAAGAAAATCTAATATGTTCATATGCTTCTTCCTGTCGTTCATCATCCCCATTGATAAAGCACTCGGTGCAATACCATTCTTTTCCCACGAGATGAACTCCCGGGAGACCGCAGCTACACGTCGGCTTTTGGGGAAGCAGCGGATTCGTCAACGAAAGATTCACCATCGTCATCCTCCTCGGATTCGTCATCCCCTTCATCAACCACTTCAATTAAATCTTCGTAAATCTTTTTCAGCCCTTCATCTACGGGCTCTTCGCCAACAAAGTCTAAGCTGTCGCCAAAGCCAACATGCTCTGACTTTGCAGGCTCTTTTTCCACTGGTTCGATGTCAACGATTAGGTGGCCTTCGGGAACATACTTTTGATACCAAAGTTCGACAGTTGCCGGATTGTTAATCAAAGCTGCTGGAAGAGTAACGAGCTCTACTTTCTGCTCTGCGTCTTCCGTCATCATAATTACTCGATATTGTCGGGAAGGGGACACACCACGTGTTTCGGTCATCTTCATCTCCTAGTAGTTTTCCATTAGATACGCCATCATCTGATACCAAATTTCGACGGCTCTTTGATCTTCCTTATTGTTTTCTAGCGGGAACATACCACCCAATCCGTCTTCATTATATGCACGACGCATTAATCGGTCAGTGATGCGTGCGTTGGATTGATTTGGTTTTAAATCTAAGTTCTCAGCAATTTCCCAGAAGCACCCCGGAACATCCGGGTCTCGTTCCTTCATGGGATTGAATATTTGAAACGCCATTCGTTCTGACAATGCGATAAGCATCTCCAAAACACTACAAGGCCTAAGATAAAAATGTCGCACAATCTCAAACCCTGTTTCATCTAAGTATCTGTCACGAAGACCCATACCTTCAGAAGCTCGATTATCATCATTTGGAACAAAATGGTGGAAAGTCTCATCAAATAAGCTTCGTATCATTGCTTCACTATTACGTATTTGAGAGTCCTTCCCCCTTCCACCATCTGCAATTAAACCGCAAAGCCACGACAAATAACGTTCATCAACGTTAGTCGACATCGCCTAATTCTTCAGCCTCCTTTTTTTTTCGCTCTTTCTGTGACCCAGGTTGGTTGGCGGGCTTCTTCGGAGTAACCTTTTCTTTTGGGGATTCTACAGGTACCTCCCCAAGTACGTCAACTTGGTATGAAGCTCTCATACGAAAAATCTCATATATCTCGCTGCGTCCAGGATTACTCACATACACAACATCTGGATCATCACTTCCTTCCCCAAAATGTAAATGAGCATTAGGTACGAACAAATTTTCCGGATCATCGACCAGCTCTTCCTCATCAGTACAATAAACACTATCCATTTCATAGTACAGGACAGTTTTGCGTTCGAACGCCTGATTCGGGGGATCTTCCCATTCTTCAGCAGACAGAATATATGGCGCCGTTTCCTCCTGGTAAGGTCTAGCTAATTCCTCCAGGGTCTTTTTTTCTTCCATTACAACGATTCCGCCATAATCGGTTTTACGAGGATCTGCATTTTCATCAAACTCATAGAGTTCTTTGTCCATGCCACCAACTAAATCTTCTGCCACTTCCGCATCAGCAAGTCGAGTAAATCTTTTTTCATCCATCTGGTATGCCAGGTAATCGGCAATTAACCAACCAAGGATTCCTCCTACAACGCCGCCAGCTACCAAATATGGAACTTTATTATTCATAATAGTATTCTCCTTTCGAGAGTATTGGATTCTTGTACTTGAAATTATCGTGCGTATACGTATCTGGATCTTGGTACATATGATGAATATCATCCAGCCGATCAAAGATCAGGTGGTCCAGTCAAATGATGTCAAATATAACACCATCGACATTAAAGTCGAGCAGCATAGATTTATTATCTGATGGACCCGGTTCGATTGCACCATGAGGAGCGTTATACGGATTGTAAATTTCAAAGTCCACGAAGTTATCTCCGTGATCTTTCACCCAACCAACGACGGCACCTTCTTTCGTTCGCTCAATACCAAGCGCGTCATATACCTCGTTCAAGAACACATGACCTCGTGCTTGGAGCGATTGATTTGTAAAAGTCTGCTGAGCCTTTAGAAAGAACTCGTTATGAAACATATCAGTTCGCCATTGTGGGGAGTCACCATCAAAGAATATAGCATACTGCGAAGGCATACCCATTCGGGCATCTTGATCTCCAAGTTCACCAGGCAACTCTATGAGATCTTCTTCTTCGAATTTAATCGGCTTCTTCTTGGCATCCAGAACTTGCATCCCACCTTCTCGTTTCTTCTGGTGACGGAAATAAAAGTCGACCTCATCTCCAAGTTCATCACGAACTCTACCACGATATCGCTTAAACGCTTCGTCAACGGCTTTGTATGCACCAACCAACGCCAAATTTCTCTGGTTGAGAATGCGGTTCGAACCAACCAACATACCGATTGATACACCCAATATGATTACGGGTACCGCATATAAACGACTGAGTTCGATCCCAGACTGCGCAGTTATCCATAATTTGGCCTTCTTAACTTCTCGAACTGTATGCACACCTTCTTCCGCTTCTACGATATCATCGAGAGCATCCATCATACCCCGTGCTTCGTCGAGAATCGCAGGAGCTTTCAACGTAGCTCGACAGGCAAGAATCGTACCAGTCACCACGCCAAATATGCCGCCAGCTAACAGCAACTCTGGTGAATGTTTGTGCATCAACACTTGGGCACGAGCTGTTTTGATTAATAGTTGTTCCTTATTCATCTTTTAGATCTCCTTTCAGATCATACATTTCTGGCGTTCGTTCAAGTTCAGACGTGTCTGCTCCAGTTTTAAGAGCCTCTTCAAGCCATCTTGGACGCTCTGACAAAATATAGGGAGGTGGTTCATCAATCTCCGCTTCGCGGAGACCTTGCATTGCTTCTCGTAGGAGAGGTTCTTCGTCATCAATGTCCGTAATTTTCAGTCCCCACAACAAGAAGGTAACCCAAAGTTTTTTCAGTAGTCGTCTGATCATTGTTTCCTCCTATTCAAGAGGTTCGGGTTTGGGTAGTACTAGGCCGTACCCCCATCGATCACGCTTCACATAAGCTGAGGAAAGGTTATACCATCCCCATTTATGATCTGTGAAATCGGTGGGTAGTCCCACTGCTTCATATAGATCAGCGACCGTACAAGAGTCGTACATCTCTACGGCTTCAACCAGAACGGTTAAAACTTCTTCAGCTTCTGGTTTAGATTCGATAATTATGTCATCGAACTGATGGCGTGACGGTCGTCCTCTTCCACCACGTGTTTCTTGTTGTCGTGATTTTCGTGAAGGTCTATCGTACATGCTGTTATAGCCTACGTAAGTTCGATCACGGTCTCGTTTAAGTCGTCCTCTACGTTTCGAAGATGTTCCGGGTTCACCATACATCAACATCTCAATACCGTTATTAATTATGTCGCTAACGGTACTTTTAGCGGCGGGAATTAGCACATCCCACAGAATATACGTTCCTACCTGCTGCATATGACCTCCAAACAGGCGGGCAAGCAGAGGTACATTCTTTTCTACAACAACTGCCTTTGTTACGGTCCTAATAGCCTCCTTTTCTTTTTTTTCTGTAGTTTTGCGGTTACTAGGAAATTCTTCTTTTTTTAATTCTTTCTCAGCCATACCAAGGCCTCCTCTGTTTCATAACGTTTCTCCTTTCAAGAGATTATCATCATTCCGTTGGGCTTAAAGCCTTGAACGGGTTGAATATCTTTGATCCAAATGACACCGTTCTTACTTTTCAAGATCCATATGCGATCCCAAGCCCCGACAATCGCTTCCCAGCCATTGTAATCATCTAAGATCCAAATGTCAGTGGCAATGGAAATATCGCGAGATTTAAACCACTTTTGTACTTCATGTCGTGGCCCCCTGTAGTATTGTAGCTGATTTGCTCTCGCGTTGCTTATAAGATCTTGGATTTTCCGCATGTTTATTCCTCCGGATTATCCTCCAAATATGATTCGGCAACGGTTCTTACGGCTTTTCTAATCTGAGTTAAGTAATTGTTCACTTTGCCACATACTTCGCAACGCCAAGTTTTGGTTTCGCTATCATAAATATGATTCTCACGAACATAGCAATCAGTACAATAGGTCCAATTATCAATACTAATCATTGGCATCGGAATCCGCCATGTCGCCGTAATAAGTATCTTGCTCGTCTTGCACTATCTCTTCTGCTGCATCGTGTCCGGGATCATCATTCATTTTGGTCTCCTTGAGCTACAAAAGGTAAGTAGAATGTGTGCGAATATGGGATAGGCCAGGCTGGAGGCGTGCTTGGTGGTGGATATATAATGTCGTCCCATGGGTCCATCGTAGGTGCAGGCGTTGGAAGCGGCGGATATGATTGCGCGTCGGCAGCAGCAACAGCGAGTACGCCAAACCAACAACACACTAGTAGTAAAATAAGTAACACCACAATTGCCGTTGACATTTCGATCTTCATTTCAGCTCCTTTCAAGAGTTAGCAAAAAGAAAATATCAAGAGATTGCTCTCCTGATACTTCTCCTTTAAATTTCGGGGTTGGTCACCTCAATGTCATTCCAGATCACTTGTTCTGTGGCTGTCCTGGCTACGTTTGCGGCGGCTCCTGCTATCAGGGCAATTCCTACCGACACACCGATCAGTTTTGCGGCTTGAATAGCTTTCTCTTTACGAGTCCACTCTCCATTCCACAATCCTAAATCTGGGGCTACGGTCATAAGTGCCTTGTTTAGCACGGTTCCGACTGCAAAGACGGTTCCAAGCTCAACTGTGGTTAATACAACTGGTCTAATGAAACTTTGGGGGTTCATTTTATCTCCTTCAAGATTAAAGTTTGGTTTCATTATACACCGTGTATTTGTTGCGATTTAGGGTCAAAAACGACGTAATGTACCTCTTTTTGCGGTTGATATGCCATTACAATCACTACAGCAACCAACATGACTACCACAGTTAAGGGAACTTCAGTGTCTCCCATAGCTTTTAATTTATCAAATATGTTCATTGGCTTACCTCGCTACCAAACTGAGTCGAGTAAAGACCCCAAAGTCCTCAACATGGATCCATTCAGCCTTGCCACCATCAAACATCTTGATCCAGGTGCCAGATTCGGAAACTTCCAATACTCGACCTTCTTTCATCTTTGCGTCTTCCTCGTCGCGAACGTACAAATATCGAAATCCAATCTTTGGGTCATTCAACTCAAGAAAAGGTTCTTCGAAGTTGAGTCGTACAATTTTAACGATTTTACCTTCCATCATAAACTCCTTTCAAGAGTTAAGGAATGGACGCCATTGCCTGCGCTAATACCACATGTGAGGGTTCACTTTAGCAATGACGCCCATGTCTTCCGCCCGTGCAATAGATTTACCTATTGCCTTACTTCATGGGGCACCTCCTACTTATTCAAGTTTTCCAGGGGGTGTTTTTTAATCAATTTCGTCTGCGGGGGCTTCGTCAATTTCAGCAAATTCTTCGTCATCTTCTAAAGCGGATGCGACGAGGAATACCAGGGCTGTAACAATAGCTGAGCCCACAACTGACCCGACAACTTTTATCGGGAGATGCCCGTTCTGAGCATCAAAAGTCTGTACTTTTTGTAACATTTTATTCTCCTTTCAAATATGATTTGGTTAATCTCTTATAGAGGCTTCGGTTCAACGGTATAGCTCAGAACAATGCAGGGCTCACCATCTGTGGCAATTTTAGCACTAAATCGGATCTCTAACTTTCCGTTTTGTACGTCCCAACCAACGCTCCGGCCCAACTCGGTGACCTCAAGTCCGAGCATGTCGTATAGATCATTGAGAGGCAGATACATATCGTTAAAAAGCAACTCATTGAAATCATTCTGTGTTCTCCTTACAGTCTCCATGTCGGATCGGAAATACCGACCGGACAAAGTATCATAGAACAAATAGGCACCTTTACCCGTGATAATAACTTCTTGCCCATCTACAGGATTGGCATCTAGCTTATCTTGAGCGATGTCATCGTGAATCTTTCCTGCTTTTCTTTCGCCGATCATCTCGGTAACTTTATCTTGATACTCCTTTAACCCCTGCTCTGCTATAGAATATAAACTAAGCAAAGCGGCGTTTCGACGCATACTTATGTGATTAGATCCAATAATCGCAGCAATCGTGAGGGCAGAAGAAGCAGCGGTCGGAATATAAAGTTTCCACACCAGCTCTAGTTTTTCGCGTTGTGTAAGAGGTAAATACTGTTCTTGTCCACGCAAGTTCTCTTCTTCAAATATCATGTATACTGCACTGAAAGTGCCTTTTATCGCCAAAGCAACAGTTGAAATAACACCGGCGACACCAACTCCGGTTAAAATCGCAGGGGAATTCGCGTCAATTGTGTTCCCCAACGATCTTACTACTCGTTTAATTTTCACGTTTCTTTTTCTCCTCAATGGTCACATCTCGATCGCCATACCTGATATAATCGACAATGAGGGCAATGATCATCAAGAAGATAGCAATCATCATAAGCGCGACACCCGTCAAATATAACAAGCCGATACTTTGTAGTATCAAAAGCCAATCGTCCATGTGCTATTCCTCCTCGTGCACGACCAGTTCATCCATAATAGAACGAAGGATGATGCGGATAGCAATTGTGAGCAACATGATCGCCCAGCAAAATATAAACGTCACCTTAGCTATTACAACTAAAGCTTCATACAGTGGTAAAGTCAACAAGTCCATAAAGTCTCCTTTCAAGGATTGTTTTCTCAAAATTCTACCCCGGGAAATTTTTGAGAAACGAAAAAATAGAAAGGCTCGATTATTGATTAATCGACTTACATTACCTTTCATTATACAACGTGTAATTTTCGCGAGAAAAGTAAAAAGAGAGGCTGTGTATTTCTACACAACTCCTCTTTCTTTGGTTACTTACTTGGGACGAATAAAAGTCATCGCCTTCGTGGTTACAACGTTGAATTGTTCATGACGCAAGATCAATATGATTCCGAGAAGGTTCACACCGGCGGCGATCAGCGCATCAGGCTCTATTAGAAATCCGGGTTTTTTGGACCGGGCTTCACATAAAGTCTTTAAGTTCTGAACACCTTTAGTGTAATCCTCTTCAGAAGGATCGATGTCACTCAAGAATTCTACAACCCTGTCAACCTCAACAGAAATGTTGTTCTTAGGTTCCATGGTAAGTCTCCTTTCATTATACAACATGTATATAATGCGAGAAGAAAATTACGCTTGTGCCTCTCGGTTGTAACGGGTTTTACTAATACCGAGCAGAAGACCCATAAAGGCAGTAAGCGCTACAATGGTTCCCACAATCTGTTCACCAAAGGGGAATCCCCAAAGGATAGACAAGGTGAAATATAACGCGCCAGAAGCGGGTAAGAAAGCCATTGTAACCCATTTCAATACGTTATAAGAAGAAGCAGTTATCCCAAAAGGTGTTTGAGGAAACTCTATCATCTCATCTTCGCCATTTGCATATTTCAGACTGTTAATTTTATTACTTTGCCACTGGGAATTGCTGACAGCCAATAGGGCTGAGAGCCACACATTTACCGCAACAAGAGTTCCTACAATCTCTTTCTGATATGGCCAACCCCAAAGGGCCGAAAGAGCAAAGTAGAATGTTGCCAGGCCAGGAAGGACGAGCATAGCTATCCATTTCAAAATATCGAACAGTTTATCACCTAACATCGTTATCTATCTCCTTCAAGATTTTCTCTAATGGTATGGATCTGATGGGTAATTGATTTATCTCATCCATCAGGCGATGAACAGAGCCGTTCCCGCCCATTAGATTATACGGGTTATATAGAAACACACAAAGATTCTCGTGTTCTTCTTGCGTTATCCAACCACGATGAATATACTCTAAGCTCAGAGTAACAATTCGATCATGCGCAAGGCCAATTAATAATTGTCTGGTTAGAGAGCCTGTATTTCGTTTCCGATTAATAAAGGCCCAGAAACCAGACGAAGCCGCTATCGCAGTGATTGCGGTAACTAATACCTGTAGTAGGGTGAGCGACAATTGGGCATCTTCCATGATTATTCAGGACCAATAGCCATCCAATAGAAAGTAACCGACGTTAGATTAGATCCATCGTGCGTTTCCCAAAAGATTTGAAGACCTGTGGTAAATGGAGGAACCGCATTTGATGTGACAGTTGTAACCACAATAGGATCTGTTAGTGAATATGCCTGTACAAAATGTATAGGCGGATCTCCAAACTCAATCGGGAAAGTAACAAGTTTAGTGCCGCTAGGTGCAGAACTACCAGTCCAACCAATAGTCCCACACTGAATTCTTACAGGGCCAGGACTAAATGCTGTAGTTCCTGCGGCCTGCCAACTACCAGCAAGACCACCCTGTCTCCTATAAACTTGCGCAACTCTATCTCCAACTTTCGTATCATCTACGATGTCGTTAGCCAAAATAGCAGCTGTATCTACGGCACCATCAGCAATTTTTCCAGCAATTACAGCATTAGCAGCTAACTTTCCAGACGTAACGTTTAAGTTTTTAATTTTAGATGTTTCAACCACGTTACTAGCTAATTGCGCAGCAGCATTTATAGCACCAGTTGCTATATTGCCAGCTTGTACAGCTAAAGCTGATAGTTTTCCAGGAATTATGGCGCCGCTCGCAATGCCGCCTGATGGAATTTGTGGATGTGTCCCTGCATGATCATGCGCGGCCAATGTGACCATATCGTCCGCATATGGCGGAGCGCCAGATCCAACCCCAGCAAGATCCCAGATTTGGGCTTGTAGATTTGTTTCTGCTTCTGTTGATAGCTGATCTTTAATAGAATCAAACCAAGTTTCCCATTGAGCCTCCCATTGAATAAGTATTTCATTGGTTGTTACATAATCGATAATTCCCGCCACAAATGGGGTATCAACACTACCGACTTTATTAGTGATGTCATCTTGAACAATCTCAGTAACCGCCGCAGCAACATAAATCTCTGCAAGTGGATATTGATGTATTGTTCCCGTATCCGTTAATGTTGGAGCAACAGGCGTACTTGCGGGTGTACCCGTAGCAACAGCTATTGAATTTGCACGTGTACCAACCTCTTCATTAACTTCCAAATATACAACGTCGATACGATTTAACAAGGCATCGGCGGTTGCTATGGCTTTAGTAAGCTCGGCGTCGTTTAAAGTCCAGGTGTGATTTAACCACGCTCGACCTGTGCCTACTGTTACGTCCATAAGCGTATCTTCTATAACCATGAGCTTATCACCTAAGCCCGCGTAAACTCCATCCTGTATGATACCATCAAATATGCTACCCATTTGCAAGGCATCATATAGACGGTCAGAAGCGATAGAATCATAAAAGCCGAACGTGACTGTCATTTTAATTTCTCCTTCCGATTTTATTCCACGGTTTCAAACGTAGGATACATTGCGATCGCACTTTCATCTTGAGAATATATCACTTCTGTTACCCGTGATTTTGTTCCATGGCCATAGTCATCTGCGATTTGCAGAATATCGCCCATGTTGAATTCATCCCCATAGTTATACATTGTGGGATCGACCTCGCCATCAAAAGCCTTTACATAAATATACTTTGCCAATTCTTCTTCGCCTCGACCTTCTAACTGTAGAAGATAGTCAGCTTCCGATAGTTCCCCATCGGGGGTATTTCTGGATACACTTGCTTCGAAATATAACTCACGTCTAACAAGATCCGCTGCAAACATTTTCCCGGTAGCGTATACCGTCTTAGTCGTTTTTATGTTTCCAACCCCCGCAGAACCTGCCACAAGACACACAGTCTTTTCCGATCTACTACTTTCTATGTAGTCTGAGTTTATCAGGTTGTCTAACGCTGTTGTAAAGGCTACAGTTTCATTTGTTGATTGATCATACGATCGATCGACACCAGCATACAGTTCGAAGTTAAACTTATCTGTTACCAGATCTCGTAAAATCCTAAAGCCTATGCCATTAGTTTGACACAGGTCTTTCATTATTTTATAGATGCTTTCTCCATTAAACTGGGTATCAATCGTTAACGCAGTTATTATTGGATCAGTGGATGTGTTGAAGACTAATTCTGTTATTTCTCTCAATGGATTCTCGGGTGGATCTATGATGTTGTCATCAAAAAGTCTTTCTACTTCACTTTGAAAATTACCACTCATAGCAATAGCTCTCCATGCTATTCGTCGATCTAGTATAGACTCTAACGAACGCCCAGTGAGGACTAACTCATTGCCCTCCTCAATTTCTGAGTGAATGTTAGAGTCTTCTAGAATCATATGATGTGGGGATTCTGCTAGTTTCAAATATGATGTATCTAAAAGCTTAGCCAAAATGTCTGCTGTTGGTGTAGTAACAATCTCAAAGTCTCCACACTTCCAATAACGATCCGTCCATATAAGAGAAGTAAATGCATCAAGAACATAAAGCTCTGTAAAACTATCATCTAAGAGAATTATCTCCATGATTAAACTCCTTCAAAGGCGGTGTCGTGATGGATTACAAACGTTAAGTTACCAAGACCAGAGTCCGCATCGTAAGCATATACATTGTCGCCCTTCTCTAGTTGAAACCAAGGTGGGCTCGTACCTAAAGCACTCAAGATGTTCCATGTGGTACTACCTCGAATAAGTACGGCATACTTATTACCTATAACAGTAGACACCCAAATATCATCTCCTGCTATAATGTCTGAACCGGTTATGCTTACAAGTTTTGCACTGTCTATCGCTAAGGCTTCTAGTGTGTCAGTATCAGTTAAAACAAAGTCATTTGCGGAACCATTAGCATGAATATGCAACAGCATACCGATAGAGACATCTCCTACATATACTATAGTCTTTGTAGTTTCCAGATCAAGTATACTCATCTCCAGTAATGGCGAGACAGTTGATTCGTTTGACCACGGAAACTCAAACACTGGGTCTATAGAAGAGAACACTGTAAGGGTTGTAATGGTATCATACAAATATGAATCAGGAAACATCATCGTAATGACACACCCTGCTTCCTTACTAAACACATCTGGCTCGTTTACTTCCACATAAGCTATCGCTTTGACAGTTCTATGCGAAGCTTGAATCTCAATTTCAATTGGACGATTCAACGGGAAGTATTTGTATGTTTTCTGTCTGAGAGCCTCAATATCCTGTCCAGGATAAAACCGTAAAGCCATCACAATGTTTCTTGGTGTAGCTCGTCCAGAGTTATACAATGACCCATCAACCGCCGCTCGTTCAGTAAGCGATATTTCAGCTTTGGGCGGACCAAGGCCATCTATCCGAAGAACTATGAACCCCGATTCCTCGGGGCTCATTAGCTCTAATATTAAGGATTCACCTCGGTGGTTCGTAGTTTTGATAGCTGTTATCATGAGCTTAACAATCCTTTTGCACCACGTAGTTGATTTTGCGTCTGCCTGTAAATTTCTACACGTGACAGCGCTTTCGGTGAATAGTTATACTGAGTATATGCGATACTTGTTCCGCTGATAGGATTTCCATCCTTATCAACCGTAACAGCATCAGGACTACTCTTCGTTCCAGCAACGGTGCTAGCTAATCCCAGGGAACGATCTCCAAGCATATCATCAAGTAAGGTTGCAACTTTCTCTACATCAGTCATGTCAACGACCGGACGAATTGTAGGATCTATGTCCATCTCCCCTTCAATTCCTTCCGTCACCGCTGTAACAGCTTTCGACATGGCACTTACAGTATCTTTAGCTACTTTCTTAATTGCTATTGGTGCCTTGTGCTCTAACATTCTAATTCCTTTGACTAAGCCAAGGACGATCATTTCACCAATATAGATAAACTTCTTAGCTGGCGAGTCAACACCAAGCCATGCTAAAGCAGCATTCCATGCGTCTATCGCTAACTGCACTAACGCACTGATAACAGATCCAGCACCATCAGCGATTCCTCGTAACAAACCATCAATGATGGCAGCCGCAAGATTTCCGATAGCAGCTAGTAGTTCTTCTAAGTTATCTTCAACACCAGCTGTTAAACCATTGATAAAGTTAAGCATCAAGTCCCAACCAGATTGTATAATATCGGGTAGACTTTCGCCGACAGCATCAAGGAACTCCGTTACGATTTCAACTACAACCACAACGACGCTCGCAATGTTATCACGAATACCCTCTAAGAATGCAATCAGAATATCCCAACCTGCTTGAAGGAAGTCGGGAAGGTTTAGTGCAATCTCTTCCAATAAACTAACCAGTAGCAAGATTATAATCCGAAGAAATTCTGGAATATGATCTTCTATTAATTGTTCGAGTGCAGTTAACAATTTATCAAGAGCTTCATACAGCTTCGGTGTCATGTCAATGATGATTTGCAAGAACGCAAGAAGCAATCCGGTAATGGCTTCGGCCACAACTGGGGTCGCCCGGATAATTCCCTCAGCAAATATGATCAATGTGTTGATCAATGTGTCGATGATTATCGGAAGCAAGCTCAATATGGTCGTAATCATTGCAACAATTGCTACGGCTGCAGCAGCTCCGCTAGCAGCAACTAGTGCTAAACCAGTAGCGAAGAGAAATAGACCTAAGCCTATTAAAGCTGCTCCCGCACCGATCATTAGCATGGATGCGCCCAAACCTAATAGCGATGGGACAACCGCTGTTAGTGCTAAACCTGCAAGACCTAAAACGATAAATATAGCAGCTAAAGCGCCCAAGGCTAAACCAATTTCATATAGAGACATGTTGCCCAACGTCTTTAGAACATTTACCAATATGAACAATGCACCAGCAGCAATTATAAGAGCCGCACTACCAGCAAGAGTTCCGGACATGGCGTACAAAGCAACTGTGATTATTAATAAGGATCCAGCCAAAGCTAATAATCCCTTGCCAAGTTCAAGCCAATCCATCTCTCCCAACTTTGCTAGTACGTCTGCTAATATGCTAAGTGCACCAGCCACAGCAACAAGTGCTATACTTTGTAAGAGCATGTTTGCTGGTAACGCCCGTACAGCTGCGGCGATAATCAGCAAAGCACCACCCATACCAACCAACCCTTTGGCAATTTCTTCCCAAGATAGTTTGCCAATTTTCGTCATGATGTCAACCAGAATATACATGGCTGCGGAGATGATTGTCATACCGATTGCAGTGGCAATAAGTCGTTTGCCATCCCCGACAAGTCGGGTAAAAGCGGCAATCTCGGCAAATACAACACCAAGAGTAATAAGACCTTGCTGTAGAACAGCAGTATCCATCTTACCAAATTTCTCCACTGAAACGGCCATTAACATTATAGCTGCTGCCATGCCAATCATGGCTAGACCTGCGGTCATACTTGTCTTTCCATCACCAAGTAAACGCATAAATATAGCAATCTCTGCTAGCAGAGCACCAACGCTAATCAAGCCCTGTGTGAGGGTTTCTTGATCTAGTGCGCCTAACGTTTTTACAGATTGCGCCAATAACAATAGAGCAACCGCATAGATTGATAAACTTAATGCGCCTTTGACAATGTTCGACGTACTGATACCACTCATCAGTTTGCTAAATATGATCATTGTAGCAGTCAACGCATAGATGGCACCTAAGCCACGCTGCATTGCAGCTGGATCAATGTCAGCTAACCGACTCATAGCGGCAACTAGTATAAGTATAGAAACAGACAAAGCAACAAGACCTAATCCTTGCGCAAGGCCTCCACCACCAAGCTTACCAAATGCAGCCATAGCCGCGATAAGATCTACGAACAAAGCTGTAGTGATAGCTAAAGCAACTGTAAGTTTTGCTGAATCGATCGAAGATAACAGCATAAGGGAGACGGCTAATACACCAACCGCCACCGCAATTAACAGTAAGGCCTTTGCTTTGAGATGCATTTGCCAAGCTTGTAGCGATCCGCGAACACCATCAAGTACATCTTCGATGCCCTCGAACATTCCGCCTACTCCATCTAAAGCATCTGCGCCTTTACTCATAAATCGTTGAATTGCAAACAACAAACCACCCAGTAGTGCAGTATTGATTATGTCAAATATCTTGATGAAATCGACGTTAGTCATTGCATCATAGACTCGTGACGTTAACTCCCGCACAAAACCTGCGATGGCGCCAGCCAGTTTAAAGATAATTGGTAAAGCCTTAGACGCCGCCAATAACATTAAACCGATTATGCCCGTCGTAGCTTTTGCTAGGGCAGTAAATGGTTCGAACCGGAATTCAACTTTATCAAAAAATTCTGTAGCTGGTCCAAAGTCAATCTTCTCAAACATGCCTTCAAACCACGTGCGAATTTCTTGGATTATTACTTTAACTCGCTCTAAGGCATAGTAGATTTCAACACCAAATTCGTTGATCTTGTCTATAGCCAAATATAATGCATTTGTGACAGACTCGGCGATGTTTCCAGTCTTTTGGAACTCGACTATCTGATCTCCAAGGTTTGCTAGGAAATCGAGCATTCCACCACCGTCTACAGATATACCTTTAGTGAGTTCTAACAACGGAGTCACCAGGCCTAAAATAACATCTCTACCTATCGCGAAGATTGCAAACACACCGCTAAATATACGTTTAACTTTCTCTGCTGTTTTTTCGCTTATGGTTAGAGTTTGTGTGAATTTTTCAATCGCTATAGTGATGTTAGCTAACTTTAAGCCCAAATCTCCCGCGGGGAAAATATCACTCATTGCCTCCTTAATCGGTGCCGTAATAGCTTGTAACGCACTGAAAGAGTTCCACAAAATATCAATTGCTGCGGCTCTTCCACCTGCATCCTTCCAGTTTTGAAGGATCTCATTTCGTGCATCTGAGGAATTTTGTATTATAGCGCCCATAACATCGCTGATTTCAGTGAAGAGCGATTTAGCTTCTTCAAAGTCACCAAATATGATCTGCCAGCTTTTAGTCCAACCAGAGGCCATCGCCTCATCTAATGTGTCCTTTAACTGGGTAAATGTCTTTACTTTAGTTGCGGCATCATTGGCCATTTCACCAAGTCTCAGAATAGCTACGATTTGTTCTTCGTTATAGCCCAGGGATTCAAGCTGTGCACTTGTTAAATCGCCCGTGAATTTACTGAGCGTATCTAATAGAACTTCACTTGTCAACCAACCGGCGGCTAGTGTATTTCTGAAACTACCTTCACTCTCAATCATTTGATCGATTGAAACCCCGTGAAGCCTGGCGGTTTCTACAAGAGCGTCCTGGAATACTTGACCACCCATACCCGCATTAACTACCGAGTTCCAGTCCATAAGTTTTACGGTACCGGAGGATAATGCTTGAGATAATTGATACATCGCAGTAGCTGCTTGTTGAGAATTTGAACCAGAAACTGCGGCTAAGTTTGCAATACCTTTAATCGCAGAGACTGACGTATCCAAATCCACACCGGCAGCGGTAAACGTACCAATATTCTTCGTCATTTCGGTAAAGTTATAAATAGTTTTATCGGCATAGGTATTTAGTTCATCCAAAGCCTCGCCTACATCGCGAAGCGTTGTTCCCTTTGATTCAGTGTTTGCAAGTACAGTTTGAATTGCGTTCATCTGGGTTTCGTACTCTGCAAAACCTTCTTTCAAAGGCTGAACCATTCCTTGAACTATTTTCTTACCGTACTCAACCGCAGAATTTGCAAGATTCATTAAAACTGTCATACCGATAATACCTAACGCGGAAAATCTACTCGATACTGACTTTACACCATCAGCAATGTTGCCTAATTTCACGTTCTTGCCAGCAGCATTCAGCGCGTTTATACCTTTCGCTGACTCGGTTAGATCTAAACTTTTCTTAAGGCCTTCAAGTGATTCCGTACTTGTCTTTACGCCCTTTTCAAACTGTTGGTTATTGAAGCCCATTTCAACGACTCGATTATCAACAGTGGAGCTCATAAACTAGATACCTCCTTCCAGATTTCTTCTGCTATTCTATCAAATATAGGTTTCATGGCGGGGTTTACATAATCTATCGGCGGTACATATCCACCAGTACCCGTACCATGTCCGTACTGTATAAGAATCGCAATGTGTGCACCTTGATTCTCATGTGAATTACTCCAAGTTATGGTGTATCCCCAATGAGATTTGGTTATGTTGTAGTCCCAAGAATTGGCCGTTAAACCACTTGCAACTGGTGTACCAGCGGCTAACGCAGCAACTCCTTCTGCCCCATATCGTTTCAGAAGTGAGTCTACCTTTAACTTTTGGGCTCGCGAAAGAAATCTCTCAGTTTTTTTAAAATCACCTTTGTGTTTAAATGTTATCATAAGATCATCCCGCGCTATTAAAGCGCTCTCGTCGTGCAGCATTAAGGGCTCTATTTCGTGAATGAACCTGACCCCTCGACATCTTTTTCTTGGGTTGATTCTTTATGTTACATACATTGATTAAAGTTAATAATCGGTTAAGATGCCACTTCTGGCATTCCATCGGTACTTGCAAAGCTACCATCCAGTAATAGATGATCTCTGCAGTGATTACCTCTCGATTAATCGTACTTTTTTCTTCTTGTTCGGTAAATGAAGTAGCCGTCATAGGGTTTTCTATGTACGCGCTTACTTCGTTGATAACTGCGTTGGAAATTGACTTGTAAAAGTCATCATCAACATGCTGGGTTATCGTCATACATTTAATGTACTCAATAGTTTCCGGCCGCGTCTTATCTTCTTTCGTTAGGAAAGGTTTATGAAACTTACTTTCCCACTTCGATAAGGAAACCAAGGAATGTTCTAGACGAAGCTCCCGGCCTTTTACGTTGACAAACTCTTCAGTAGCTTCGTTGTACAACTCTTGATCGGGAATCGTAATTGTCAACATTCCTGGTCTCCTTCCATTTTGAAGTTTCTATTCCACTTCCATTGTTGGAACAATACCGTTAAAGAAAACAGCTGCAGCATCAGCATCAGTGGCAAGCTCCATAAACAGTTCTTCAAAAGCTCTTGTCTCAGAGAATGCTTTGCTGAGTTCTTCACTTTTAATAAACCTCCGACCATCAGGGGATTTCTCACCATAGGCCTTGAGGACGACCTCTTTAAAGATAGAGATCAATTCAGGCTCACTCTGAGCCTCTACAACTTTCTCGACCCAGTTAACCCATCCACCAGAAACAGACATCTCCATCTCAGCAACCTCTACTTTAGAGAGATTGAAATAGAAAGTCTCTTCTCGTTCGGCATCATTGTAATCGACGTACTTAATAACTTTTTTTAACATAGGGGACTCCTTTCAAGGTTTTTAATTAAATAGGGCCCCGGGGATTGCTTACCCAGAGATTGCTTAGGATTGCTTGCCCGGGGATTGCTTGCCCGGGGGCCCATGAGGAGGTAGAAACGCCTAGTAGTTAATTGTTAGGGCGTCATTGCCGCGATTACTGCATCGGGCAGGGGCAGATTGGGGTCTCCGGCATCTCCAAACAGGAGCAGCTCGAGAGCGGTCAATTCTGTCCCACCGGCGGTCCGGCTGTCGATGATAATCTGGGCAGTAGGTGTATACCCGGTTACAATTGGAGGAGTTGTGGAGATCTCCCAACTGAAAGTAATTGCTTCGGGTGAATCGTTAACTGATTGGAATGCCTTCTCAGAAGGTGAAGCCAAACAGCCATAAATCAAGTGCAATTTGTAGCCATGCTCTTGACCATCCACATCATTGCCGACTTTCGTCTTGAACGCAAGTCCGAAGGCTGTTCGAGCCTGTTGTCCAAGATAAGTTCCAACTGCGGCACCAGCTTCAACTGAACCATCGCAAAGACCGAACTCGTCGGGATAAGTGTAAGCTTCGATCGTGCAACCAAACTCTTCAGCTGAAATCAGAGTAAGGTACTTAATGTTATCGGCATACAGAGCAGTTGGCTCTGCACCCGAAGGACTTTCGGTAACGCTTACCAAACCGTTCCAGGCAACACCCAAAGGGTATGCGCCTGCGCCATCGATAGGATAAAGAACGCCCATCTCGATACCAGTTTCGTAGAAACGTTTACCAGCATCGTCCCATACTAAAGCAGTCATGATTTATTTCTCCTTGTTAGAAGTTAATTGAAAAAGCGTAGTGATTTAGATTGTCTGCCGTGTAAAATCGATCAAACGCCACACCAGGCAATACTGCCAATTGATCAGGAATAGAAGTCTCAGGATCGGGATCGATAACTGTGATCTTGTATTCCTTATTTAAACTATAAGGAGCATTGTTGGCAAAGCGTGTGTCGATATCATCAAGCTGATAGACAATACAAGGATACGTCATATCAACGGTAGGAGGAGGTTGAAAATAGGCGACAACACCCAAACCCGTTAACAATGTGTGAAGTTCAAGTCTGCTACCCATTATACTCCCCCTTAACCGTTAAGATAAGACGTGGCCTTTTGATTTCCACACCAGTAACTTTCCAAGCAACATTCATCCAACGGATAAAGCGTATTGTAGAATAATTCTCATACGCGTATGCGTCTGATACGATGCTAAATCGGTTATTGATAGTGAAATCATCATTGAGATGTTCGCTGTCTTGCCATGCCTGGGTGTTCCGGAGAATATCACCTTTGTAGGGTCTCTCCAGAACACTCGGGACATGAACACCTGGCGAAGTTTCAATGACGTCTATAAAACCGACTGTTCCTGAAAACTTTGCCATATCGTTAACTCCCTAATTAGGAGGTGAGTTGCTCAAGGATGCAAGCACTCTTCGGAACTGTTAAGCAACCGGAGATGCGAGTCTCGATGAGATACTTCTGCTGGTTGTAGTCGATGTCGAAGTCGTCGAACATGTTGATTTCTCCGCCCTTGTCTGCACCAATGGTGTAGTCGGACAGGTTGACAACGATCGCGCGCAACGCGTACTCGGTTGCGTCAGGAGTGTGGACTAAACCTTCCATTGCTGGAACTTCCACAATTGAAGAAACGCGCAACTCAGAGGCCAATTCAGCTTCTGAACGGTACAAACGACGGCCATCAAGATCCCTTATCAGGAGCATGGCGGTCAGCAAGCTGGGTGCCATGAAGCAGGTGGGTGAACCAGAACCACGATACTCAACGCGCATTTCAATCATGTCGTCGATCAGATCGGTGGTGCCATCAGCAAACGCTGCGACTTCCTGGTGGGTGTAGATAACCGTGTCTTCTGTCCAAATTGGACGAACGTTGGTTTCATTGATTTTGTCGTCGGAGGCGCCTGAGCGACCATCGCCAACAAGAACTGCACGAGCAATTTCCTCGTCCAGCATAACACGCATTTCGCGCTTCAGCCAAGCAACCACGTTGAAATCGGTAATGTCGATAATGTCATCACGATCCAACTTCTGTTTCTTGTAAATGGTCGTTGGGGTTGTGGTCCGGCGAAGAATCGGGAATACTTCCTCGATCTTCAAGTTACCGGTTGTATAGCCCAGGGCACGTGCTTCGTCTGCAGTAATATCAGCATGCATTGATTTGATGCGGGAGAATGGTGAATGGCGAGTGCCCTTCAACACCGTTGTTACCCATCCCATCTGACGTGCGATCCAAGTGGGTTCTTTCGTCACGTTGCGAGCATCGGGAAACAAATAATCGATATTGTCGATGCCGTAGGTCCCAGCATGCACCAGTTCCTGGACTTCTTCATCCAAAGTGGCGATATGGGCATCAAAGCCTTCACGCAGGGAACCGAGACGTTGCCCTTCACTCAGAATCGCTTTGAAATCGGCGTGAGTCAGAACTGGAGCCTCACCACCTTCGTTGCGTCCATCAAACACGTTTTTTTTCATTAGGTTTTTTGAATCTCCTTCATTCGGATTGTTTTCTCCGGCGGTGTGTTCAATCTCGCCGCTTTCTAAAAGTTGGCCGATGATAGCATAGACAGCGTTCGTCTGTTTAGCATCGAGGGTTTTGAAGACGTCGCCGATTGTTTCTTCATCTTCATCAGCGTGTTCAAATTCTTCTTCGGCTGGTTCTTCTTCCAATGAACCGTGAATGAGCTCTAAACCTGTATAGATGATTGCCTCATCAAGAAGGTCTTCGAGATCCCCATCAGCATGCTGTATCGCTACAAAATCAATTTTTGCACCGGGGTTAGCGCCAGATAAAACTAGGCTAACTTCGCGGATTGTGCCATGAAGCACGTTCTTGGCCTTCTCGACTAATTGATTTGCAAATATAGATAAGGACTTAATGTCCTTATGCATGATGAGTTCTTTGGCTTTTACTGCTTCTTCGGAATCATTCAAATATGCATAAACGTAAACGCCTTCTTCACGATTTTCCAGTTCGGTGTGACCGAGTACATTGGCGGGCTCGCTATGCAGATGCTGCCACACCAAAGGGACAGTCATACCGTCCTGATGTTTAAATGCATCGCGTTGGATTATACGTCCATCCGAGCATTTAAGATCGTTCTTAGTGGCCCAGCCACTAAAGTTGTAATTGGGACTTGGCATTATTCAGTACTCCCTTCGTCATTAGGTTTGGTTGTATCTTCCTCTTCTTCCGCTGCTACGTTCAAATTCTTATTCCGTAACTCGTCTGCCGCAGGATCTTCACTGGGCTTCATACCGAGTACAGCACGAAATTCATTACTGGAAACGATTTCATTTCTAGTAAACTTATCAGCCATCTCGGCTAATATAGAAGCGGGTACAAGTTTGAACGGATCTCGAAGAGCCATGATTTTCTGCCCTTGAGTCCGCGCAGTTTTCGTAAGGAACACACGTGACATAGCATCAGTAATAGCTCCGAGAAACGGCTCGATAGTCCTATTCCAATAGTTTATCATAGCTGCTTCATCCGCCGTACCATCGAAAATTTCCTTCGTCAACCCTAACTGGCTCCAAAGCATACTCGTTAGATATTCGATTTGGCTCATTAAATTATTCTCGGCAGGTCTGTTTAGTTGTGTAATCTTTTCAGTTGCATCAACATAACCAATACCATACTGAGAATCCTTTAATTGCTCTTCGATCATTTGGCGGCGATTTTCGGCCTGCTGCATTCGTTTTTCTGTCTTGAGAACATAGGGCAACTGGATAAGTAAATCTAACTTACCAGAACCACTTTGTTTATCAATAACGTCGATTAGATTAATCTTTTCAATTAAACGACGCAATGTCGAATTTGGTTCATTCATCACGGAATATAACGGATTCTCCACAATAGCGACCATAGTTTTTGACAAAGTTAATTGCTCATATAACCCGGTTACTTGATTGTACAGATCTACCCGAATATGTTCCGGATACCATTGAAGAATTCTCGCGGTTCTCATTGTAACTACATCATAAGAACTAGAGACGGCGGGGTCGACAGTAGTGTCGACAGGCACAATAGCTACCACTCCTTCATCACACATTGACATCACTACGTCTTGAATAAAAGCACGTCCGCTTTGATCTATGTTAGCTTCAACAGTTAAACACTCGTTTAAACTCGAGGATATAACGTCGAGGTATTTGCCATTCTCATCGGTTCGGACGTGCTGTAGACCGACTGCGGCCGTATCAATTCCAATTCTGTTATAAACCGATGCTATTGTTGAACGTTCCGTGTTAGAGAACATTGCTAGCCTATCAGGTCTATATCCAGAACCAGAACCGATATCGAAAGGATCATAGGGTTGATCCCCGAACCTGAAAATATTCCAGGCCCGTCTGATTCTAGTAAGAATTGTGTCAGGCACTAATCATACCTCCTTTTTCGATAGATTCGATGTTAGAAGCTAGCGATAGAGGCTTGTACCCAATTCGCATCGGCTACAGTGTTATCGGCCAACGCAATATAAAGATAGCTGGAATCTATTCGCATAGTTCCTGCTACTCCAACGGTTCCATCTACTCCACCAGCTAGTTCAGTTGCAGCAGCGGTAAACGCTCCGTTAGCACAAGTCTCGGCGAGGGTGATATCATTACCGGCAACGCCGCCCTCATCTGCGGTTAACTCAACCACATCGCCAGTTCCATCAACAGCGCCTACACCCTCAGTATCTGAGGCGGTAACCGCAGCGACAACAGCTGTGACTGCATCGGCCTGTACACAATCGGCGCCAGATGCAAAAGTTACTCCGCTAAACTGGTTGGTGCCTGTGGTGAATGAAGACGTGGATACATGGGCATCGCCCGCTACTCCACCAATAAACACGGTTATAACCGCGTCATTCGCACCGAAAGCTGCACAACTTACCAGCGGGTGAGCAGTGTTATGACCATCGGTACCATTAATAGCTGCCACAATTGCAGCTTGACCAGAGGATAAATCTGTTCCAATAGAAACTTCACCCTCAGCGTTATCTGTTCCATCTGGAACGAAGGTGTATGTAACACCCTCTATGATCATCGTGTCACCACTTGTAACTTGAGTATCAATAGTGAGAGTCACTACTGACCCAGTCACATAGCTCGTAATATCAACCGCCAAATTACCTGGGGCAGTTAATGACTGAACAGCATCTGCCAAGAATTCATAAATATCCGCGCCGATGGACACAGTTTCTCCATCAATGGCGACACCATCAAATGTGAGATCCATAGCCGCAGCCACGGAATTTACCGGAGTGCCTGGTGCGCCTTGAAGAGCGATAAGGTTTTGAACTGCGTCCCCCAAAAACACATCACCGTTCACAACACGCGTTACTTCATTAATGACTCTTTGCTCGGTAGTCGTTAAACTATCCATGTTTAAACTCCTTTAAAATTAGTTATGCTTCTCTTACAGGAACAACCATAGTTTTAGACAATGTTCTACTATCACTGGTTGTAATAACGCAAAGTAGAGAATACTCTTTGTCAACTGCACCAGCCGATAACCAAATAGTAGCAACCGTATCTTGCTCGTAGTCTATACCAGCAATCGTTACAGCTGCTTGACTTGAGGTATCTTTGACTAGTTCGTCAGGAGGATCTATAGTCCATTCCACAGTTACAATTGTTGCCCCTTGCAACTCGCCATGATCTTCTCTGCTTCCATCATTAAGTCCAGTCGATTTATCACACCATACCATAAAATATGGTTCTTTGTCGTCTGGATCTTTGCTAGGCATTCGCTTTGTCATAATCCTCCTTCTTTTATGCTCGCTTATCTCTGAATACTACTCGAAGACGCTTATCACGGTATACTATACCAAAAGCATTGTCACCTTTAGCAAAAATGTATAACACTGGTCCTTCAGCTAGAATAGCATTTACTTTTAGCAAACTAATGTTATTAAACAACATCGCGTTATCTACTAGAGATACACTATTTGTTCTTGCAAATGTGACTAACTCAGAAGCTTCAAACAACTCAGCTATACTTAATCCGTAAAAGGAACTAAATATAACTGCTTCGTCACTGATCCTTTGAGCAGCTGCACCTAAACCATAGAAGGAACTAAGACTAGTTACTTCGTTGCTAAACACTTGAGAATATGACGTAATACCTAGTAACCTTGCAAGTATTATACTCTCATTGACCTGTCCTTGAGTTTCTTCTAAAATAGTTAGCGCATCCGTGTGTCCTAAATTAATTAAATCGTACACTATACCTAAACTAGCAGCAGGAATAGCACTAATTCGATTTAAATTAATTGTCTCTCCACCAATTACTTGAGAATATAACGTCGAACCCAGGAATCGAGCAAGACTTATACTCTCATTGATTGGTATTATAAGGTCTTCAAGGACGCTTAATCCGAACAATCTTGCAAGGGTTGCGCTATCATTAGTTAATGCTTGAGAATATGACATCAAACTCGCTAAGCGAGTAAGACTTATACTCTCGTTACTTTGTTCTTGAGAGGCCGAAATCATACTTATTACGTAAGCAAGACCTACATTCTCGTTAATCTGTGGCTGAGAATATGAAATCATACCCGCTAAACGAGCAAGACTTACATTCTCCTCGATTGGTGCCACAAATATAGCTTCAAGAACGCTTAACCCACGTGTATGTCCTAAATTAATTAGATCATACTCTGTGGTAAGACTGGTAACAGGAATAAAGTTAATTCGATTTAAACTGACTACTTCTACTCCATTAACCAGAGTTGATGGTGAAATATCACTGGTTTTAGCTAGTGTGGCAGTCTCTTGAAGATTTCCTAACTCTGCTGCACTTTGGCCAGCACTTCTTCCAATACTAAAATTGTCAGGTATGCTAGCATACACACTTGCTGCTTGACCTTTATAAACGGCCAAACTAACATCTTCATCTACTGGTACACTGGCAGCATCTGGTATCGATAACTCGGCCCAACTACAGTCAATAGTTTCTGTACCACCCTGACTCGAAACCATACGAATTCTAAGATCCGTATAATCCACGATGTTTGCAGCATTACTTTCCAGTATAGTTCCCGTGTGTAAATTAAACGAATTTCGAGTAATGTTGACTCCAGTCATGAACTCTTCAATCAGCGTTGTTCCTTCATACAGACCCGCCGTTATCTTTTCTTTACCACCACTTCCGGTTGCTTGAAATCTTAAACTCCAAATATGATTAGTGTTGTCGGCGGGATCGGTAACTGTTGAGAGTAATACCTCGGCAGTTACGTTTCCCGTTCCAGTAATCCAATCTGCATCGAGCGGGGTTACTTCATCGATCTTCGACCACAAAGGAGTAGTAGCCCAACCAGTCGTTATGTCTGATGCAGGTCTAGCGAATTGGGCCATGACTTACCTCCGATTAAGATGCAGCCGCTGTGCAGGTGACTGTCACATTCAATACGTCGTTATCGATAAGAGCTCGATCCTGACTGAATACTCCACCACCATACAGAATTCCTGTTACACCTCCGGGGGTATCTTCGTCAACAACAAAAGCACCACCAAAGGTTGCTGTGGCATCAATTGTAAAGACCGCTTTTGCCAAACTGTTATCGACACTTTTTGCTGCTACAACACCAAGAGTTAAATCCGGACGGACAACTTCATCGTAATCTGTCAGTTCTGACCAACCAGCATGAGCGCCATCCATAGTGTCCGCAGGATCAAATGTGGGAGCTGCGTCCGTTAGCCCAACGTACCAGGCTGCAGTATATGCAGCACCCTTCAAATGCTTATCCAAAGAATCGTTCAATCCTGCGTCTACGACGAGATTGTCAAATTCTTCAGTCCATAACAGCTTTCCATCACGAAAGGCCTCAACCTTGTAATGAGTTTTTAAAGCTTTCACCCCGATTGGAATGCCGGATTGCGCAATAAGACGGGCATCAACGTCGAGATTGTTTACACGTTTTTGTTTCATTTCTAAATATCTCCTATTCGAAAGAATCCTTGTTTGCTTTGTATGCCACATAAGCATCCATCATAGCAGCAACTGGGTCGATCTTTTGCTCATAACGCTTCTTTAACAGCTTTCGATTACCGTTAGTGTCTTCGAGCGTGATCGCATTACCCATAGCGAACGTCATTAACTCTTGATCAAATAATAACATGCGCTCCTCGGCTAGTGTTTTCAACTCTCCGAGTGGAACACTTTCGGTCTTAGCTCCCTGTATTACTTTTTCTATACCGAAAGGCCCATTCTCCGTTTCCCAACGCGCAACAAACTCTTTAGCGTTGTACGGATCGAACCCCAAACAATTTACATCATAACCTAAATCTAAAATAAAGGCATCTAGATCATCATAGACCTCCATCATGTCGATGACAGTCCCTTCTAGAACTTGGAGACTGGTCTCTTCTAAGAATTGATCGTATTTAGCACGCATTGCGAGTGGTAGTTTCTTTAGTGTTAACGATGAAATATAACATCTAGTCTTGACACCGAAATTACCATTAGACAACGGAAACAAGAATGTAAACGCACAGAAGTCGTCTCCCTGTGAAAGATCTGCACCGAGCGCGCATGGAAGCTCCCAAAAATCGCGTTTACGATGAGGAAGAGTTTCTTCATAAGTGAAGAAATATGTATAGCCTTCCATAGGAATTCCAAACCTTTTAGCAAGAATATCATTCCTTGCCGCTGGTACTTTCTCGGCTCTTTCTACGTCACGTTGATACGTTTCATAGGTAACAGTCTTTCCTAAATTTGGATTAGCTTTCGGCCACATTGTAGGATCGCCGACTTCTTCTATTTCATCAAGACGGTAATAGAAAATGGATACATGCGGGTTTATGTACTCACCCTTGAGAATATCCAGTAATTCCATCTTAATAGTATCACCACTGCTATTACGTATTGTTCCTTCAGAGCTCATCGCAACTATTAGATAGTCGTCTAATTTAGAAGCTCCTTGTTCGATTGCTCCGACTACATCTTCCCGAATATCACCGGAAAGCCATTCATCAATTGTAGAAACAAATGGACGCAATCCTTGGAGTTTATCGATAGACATTGGGCGTATTTCAACTATTGAACCAGTAAGAAAGTTCTCAATTCCTTTCTTGGTAGATGCAAGTTTCTGTCGCAACGCTCTGGGACCAGTAGTGTTTTGGATAGAACCTTCTGTTAGAAACTTAAACAACGGACCTCTAGCTCGCACAATTGAAGTGCGCATTGGAGACATTACTTCTTCGGCCTGCTTCATTGTCGGAGCAGTCGTTACTTGGTGTGTTGTAGTGGTATTAACGTTTAGAAAATAGTTTTGTATTAATGAGCCGTACATTGATTTGGCTGCACCTCGTGCAACTATCAAATACTGCTTATTGATCAATCTTTTCTTTAATCTTTTTCTAACGTATTTACCTCCTCGATTGTTAGCCGTAGGAACAAACACTGATCTTTCTACAAAGTAGTACCAACCGAAGATTTGTTCCGCCCATAGCTTAAAGCTTGGCAACAATGATAAATCACTGCCATCGGTTAATGTCAATTCTGCTTCGCAAAATTTAATAAAACCGTATATAGCTTCGCTATCGTAATAGATACCCGGATTGTCAATCAGTTTGTCTATTCGATTCATCTCTAATGAGATTTGTTTACAAACTGGTATGTTACCATCAAGTACCTGATCGCGAAATTCTCCATAATACTTTGGAACTGCTTTGTTGGAAAAGACCATAGTTAGTTGTCCTTGCTTAATTTCTGTTTGCCCGCTGACACTAGTTTCTTCGCATTTTGGTGATTATAGATCGTCGCCTTAAATACCTTGTTCTTTAAAAGCTTAGAAACAGCCTTTTTACCTGAAGCAATATCCGCGGCTACGTTTTTCTTAAAGCCTTTTCTACCTCGTGCAGTTGACAAACTATGACTTTCACTACCAACCATACCTTTTCTAACAATCGCGCCCGCCTTGCTGGCTTTGGATCCATACTTTCGCACACCCCATTTCATGCCTTTAACGCCATAATGAGTAATTACTCTATTACCAGTCATGTTATGCGCCTCCTTCTATTATTTTTTTAGCATACGTTGTAGCTCGTGTTGCAACAGCAGCTACAGCAGTTACTGCGGCCAAAGTTCCGGCCAAAGCAACAACTGCCTTTTGAGCTTTTTTCGTGGATGACGGATTAAGGTCGGAATATGATTTCTCCAGACTCAGTCTCGCATTGACTGTCTTTAACTCGTCATTCGTTAGTTGAAATCCTTTCTTTTTACGTAAAGTCGAAGCTTCTGACGATTCAGAACTGCGAGAACGCTTCTTTCGCACACCCCATTTCATACCTTTAGTGCCGTAATGCACTACGGCACCTCCAGCTATGTCGAAAATATCATTTGTCATAGCGATTACTCCGCTGGTACATAATCGGGATCTACCTCGATCATTAAACGGTAAGCTAATTCGGTTAACTGATTGTTAAAGGATGCCTGCAAGAACGATGTTCCCGGAGGATCAAACTCCAACTTAACCTTCAAGAAAATATAGCTTTTTACTCCTTCGATGTTACTAACTCCGTCAAATAAATCATCCCAATCAAGTGTGTCGTCCGTAACAGTGAGCCCACCTTCAGGCCCAATACCTAATTGGCTTACAGCCAGCAACGCGCTGTTAATTGCAACGAGCAGTTCCGGATCGAAGTCCGTGAAATCTGGTAGAATACCCAAGGATGTACGAATAGTTTTTAAAATACTCGTTTCTTGTGCCATAATAACTCCTTGTTAGCGCCAAGGCACGGTATCGCCTGGACGTCGTACAACCATCGGTTTTGGTAACAATCTTTCATCTCCATAATGGATCGCCATGTGTGTTTTATGACTTGTACAGATTAAAAAGTCCGGATCAAACATTATGTCATCTACATGCTCTATCTGCTCTTCAGTGATCGGATTTATGTGATGAACAATGATCTTATCGGTAATGTCATAACCCGGAATACCTAGATCACAACCACTATCTCGTATAATTACTTCATCCCTAACGCTCTTCCATAAAGAAGACTGATAAAGAATCTGATTGAGATAGCGGTCGTAACCAAAAGTATCTTGACCCACTGTTCCATGGAGTCTGAGATAATTGTATCTGGATCTGAAAGTTTTTCTTTTACACAACTCCCTGTGAGTTCTAATCATCGATTTCACCACCTTCAGTCTCGTTACCTTGATACGAGCGCATGGCTTCTAAAGCTTCTTTGTATAGTTCTTCGATTCTTTGTGCAGAAGCAAGCGCTTCCGTCTTAGCCTCTAGAAGTTTATTCTCTTGTTGTAGTTTTTCCATCTCGAGTTTAGCTCGCATGGTTCCAATTTTCAGAAAGTGGGTCATTACCTGTGAAGAAGCAGTCCCAGCAGAGAGTTGATCTGCGGCCAAGTCGATAGCCATCCCTATTAATTGGGATTCGCGAGCTTCGACAGTTTTCGCGGGGGCACCCCGTTTAGTTGGCCTCTCTCGTTTCTTTTTGGGTGCTTCCATTTTGAATTGTTAGCTCCTTTACTAGTTTAACTCTGGAAACAATTCTGGATGAGCTTTAACAAGCCGATCCAACATCTCTTCCGGAGAAAGTTTGATAGGATCAACAGCATCAAATGTTTCAGTTCTCTGCAAAGCTGCCAACCATGTTGGTTTCTTTACAGCTTTATCAGTAACCCACCAAGAGATACCTGGAATGTCAGCCTCACCATTACTCAAAGACATAACTTCATTTGCAAAGGCTGTAATTCCTGGTGCATCGGCATAACCGCCGTCACCGTTGTATGCCCTGCCAATTGGCACTATCGGTTTATTCCAAAACTTAGAGTAAATGTCTAAACTGCGGTGCAGGTATGATTTTGCGGCGACTGCCCCTTTACCCTGCCAGTACATCATTGGCATTGCTAGGTCTACTGTTTCCTGAAATGCGTTCGCTACCTTGATAGGATGCCATTCGGCGCCCTTGGGGCTTAGTGGTAATGCCCACCAGCATAGTGCTTGTTCGATCTGGGGAAAGAACTTCTTAAACCCACGAGTAAGGTATCGAGCAGTACCTACTGCATTTACCTTTTCATCAAATCTAGACTCAGCATCCCAAATGTAGCCATCTGGTTCAAATCTAGACGTTTGACTTAATGCAACGTTCAATTCTCCTGCGGGATCTTGACCGAAAAGAAAGTGCCAAAGATACAACTTTAATCCAGCACCCTTTATGGCTTCAATCATGTCCATCCGTATGTTTTCTCCCCATCTTGGCCAAGGACTCCATCTACTAATTGTCTGCACTCTTGGACCATTTGCAGCTTTTAGACAAACACCTTCAAAATTGTTTTCTAATAGAAACTTGACGAACGCTTCTGGATCACCTCCACCAACTGCAGGAATGTTCCAACTAAAAATTGACTTACCGTTGATCATGGTGTACTCTCCTTTCCTTATACAATAGTTATCGAGCACTTTGTAGAAGAGTCATCGGACTTTTCTAAACCAATAAAGGGTCTCTTGAAAGGAGAAACGGCACGAAACCGTAATTTTAAGTTCAATGACCCTTCTATAAAGTGCTCGAGCTTTACAATTATTTACTTGGATCCTTATCTTCTCCAACTTGTTCTTGCTGCTGAACTGCCTCACTCAATTCTTCTTGACGAATAATTTTGCTAGTACGTTCTAGCATATGGTGTATAGTATCAAATACTACATCCCCACCAAAGATACTCAATGTGACTTGATCAGTAAGACCATTGAATCGGATCAATAAACTAATTTCAGGAGTCGCTGCTATTTTCAGCAGTTCCTCTATTTTTTCTTCTTGTTTCTTTTTATTATCTGTTCCTAGTAATTCTTTAAACGTACTCATACTCCTTGCTCCTTACCTGTTTATATGTAATAACCTACAACCCCTAAGAAAACATCCATAGTGTTTGTTCCGCTTGCAACCCATTTAATATAAACTGTGTTGCTAGTTACGGTAACTATTCCCAGCCCAGATGCCCACACATCAGATCCCATTGGATGCAACGTATAATGGTCGTTTTGATCTGCTGCGTTTGCTGGTCCCATTTGGAAATATAAACCAGTTTGTGGATGCAAGGCACTGTCTCTAGTATGCATCCTAACTACTATTGCTTTAGTATTTGCCGGAATTCCTGACCATTCTGAAGATACTGTTCTGTATTCACCCCCACCGCCTGACTTTGTATGACCCCAATAGTTTGCACCATGGATCATAGCTGTTACTGGATGATAACCAGATACTGAATACTGAGTAGAGTTCTTATACGAAATAAGACTACCAGTATATAGAATACCGCCATCAGCGGGTTGAATACTAGAAGAACCAACAGTAAGATGTCCACCAATATATAAATCGTTTGGTATCCAAATCTTCTTGGCTGTACTTTCATTTATTCGGAGCCACGTAGTGCCTGTAGCCTTTATGTCTCCAACAAGTGTTGCGCCACTATAAATGTTTAGTCGGGTGGCCGCAAGTACACCATCCCCCGCATCAGTAACACTTGCAGTAACTGATAGACCACCATCTACTCTCATGTATCTTGGTGTATAGATAGGTTTGTTGGTCACATGATTTAACTTCAACCAAGCAGTATTATCACCACCAACTTCGCCAATTCTTGTGCTTCCCTGATAGAAAACTACGCAGTCATCATCGACTGTGCCCCCAGAGTTTCCAATAACAACACCACCAGCAAGCTTCATGTTTCCATTCAGGTCCAACTGCATCTTGTTTACATGTGTTGCCACGGCTCCGGCCGCACGGGAAGTTAAATCAGTACGAAACCTTAACCCGCTAACGTTATCAATATAAAACGTAGAAGATAAACCAATCTTTATAGTTCTCCAGTCTGTACCATCATAGAAAGTGTTAGAACTTATAAACATCGGACCTTCTGCCGATTGAAATCCGTAGTCAGCTGAAGTATTATCGTGCAAAAATAAAGTTCCGTCAGGTATTGTAAACGGTGGAGCTATACCAGTAGATAAACCACCCTTTACTGTGAGATCATCATCTACGACGAGATCGTCTTCTATCCTTAAATCGCCTTCGACATTTCTACTACCATCAACTAACAAATATTGTCCCGAATCAACCGCCATTGAATCAATCAGATCGATGTATTTGTTCTCGTCTGGCTCTTTGCCATCTTCGAAATATGTTTTTAGCACAGCTTTTGTGACAACAGCCATAAGAACCTCCTTAATAAAGTTAGTTTAGGGCGCAGAAGACGATTCGGCGTCGCCGCCTACGCCCTCAAACTCAGCGTTGTTTCAGGCAAATATCCCCCCGGGGCAATTTTTACG